GACCAAACCCGGCGAACCGAAACTCACCCGTGGCCAACGTCGATTCAGCCAACTCACCAGCGAACGGGACAAGGCGCGGTCCGAAGCGGATGCCCTGAAAGCTGAACTGGCGGCGCTCAAGTCACGGCCCGTCGAATCCGCCAAGCCAGAATCGAAAGCCGAATCCGTCAAGGACTCTAGGCCGGTTGAGCAGACGAGGGCTCCTGAGCTTGAAGACTTCCTTGACCAGCCAGACCCCATCAAGGCCTTCAACAAAGCCTTGCGCGAGCATCTGAAGAACGAAATTGATTCCACTATCGACGCCCGCTTGTCTCAACGTCTCGAAGCTGAGCGGGCCTCTCGTGAGCTGACGCAAACCGTCGCGGATCTTCGGGAGCGCGGTTCGGCAGCCTACTCGGATTTCGAGACGGTGCTCAGTCAGTCGTCCGTGGCGTTTCCGGAGCCGATTCTTGCGGCCATCGTGAACGACCCGCACGCGGAGCACATCTATTACGCCTTGTCGTCCGATGATGCCTTAGCCAAGGAAGTCGCGGCCATCCGCGATCCCTTGCAGCTCGGGCGGGTCCTCGGCCGACTCGGCACTGCCGCCACGCGCGCCGTTCCGGCCTCGCCTGTGTCGTCAGCGTCCTCCAAAGCCCCGCGCCCGTTCCAGCCGGTGTCTGGCGCATCTCGGACTGCCTCTCCGTCAGCGGAGCAATTGGCCGAAAGCGGCGATTACGAACGCTACAAGGCCAAGCGCCACGCGGACATGGGACTCAAAGTGCGGTAGAGATTGCGACAGGGGCTACCCAGTCTTAGAAAGGGACGGGTAGCTATATCGCGAACACGCTGCTCACAAACCAGATCATCACGATGGAGGCGCTCGACGTGTTGGAAAACACGGACGCGGCCTCACGCATCGTCAATCGGCAATACTCAGACGAATTCCGATTCGGCGGCGCGGTCCTCGGGCAGACGCTCTCCATCCGGAAGCCCGCGCGCTACATCGGTCGCCTCGGGCAGGCGGTGAACATCGAAGGCATCACCGAGACCTTCGTGCCGCTCACGCTCGCATTCCAGCGCGGCGTCGACATTCAGATCAGCTCGCAGGATCTGATGCTGCGCATCGACGAATACCGCGATCGGGTGCTGAAGCCGATGATCGCGCGCATCGCGAACCTCATCGACCAGGATGTCTGCTTGCTCGCGCAGGGCTTGTCCAACTTCGTGGGCGTCCCTGGCACCACGCCCTCGGCGCTCTCGACGTATCTGTCGGCCAAGACGGTGCTCGACAACCAGGCGTGTCCGATGGACGGCGAACGGCACATGATTCTGAATCCGGCCGCCGAGTCGTCGATTGTCGACACGCTGAAGGGGCTCTTCCAGTCGGCTGAGGAGATCAAGCAGCAGTATCTGCGCGGCGAGATGGGCCGGTCGATCGGCTTCGATTGGGCGATGGACCAGAACATCTACGTCCACACCGTCGGCACGCTCGGCGGGACGCCCACGGTCACCGGCAGTAACCAGTCCGGCTCGAACATCCTGACCGGCTCGTGGACCTCGACCACGCTCAACGCGGGCGACATCGTGTCGTTCTTCGACAGCACGACGCCGACCAACTCCGTCAATCCGCAGAGCTATCAGAACACGGGGCAGCTGGCGACGTTCGTGGTCACGGCGACGACGTCTGACAGCGGCGGCACGATGACGATTCCCATCGCGCCCTCGATTGTTGGTCCGGCCTCGCCCACGCCGTCGCTGCAGAACGTGACGAATCTGCCGACGGCCTCGGGCGCGGTCTACGTGTTCGGGACGCCGGCCGCGTCGTTCTCGACCATCAGCGGGAAGTCGTCGCCGCAGAATCTCGCGATTCACCGCGACTTCGGCACGCTCGCGATGGTGGACATGCCGCTCCCCGGTGGGACGGACAAGGCGTATCGGGCGGCCTCGAAGAAGACGGGCAATTCGATTCGCGTCATTCGAGACTACGTGGCATCGACGGATCAGTGGATTCAGCGCACCGACGTGCTCTATGGCGTCGCGGTGCTTCGGCAGGAACTCGGCTGCCGGATTGGAGGCTAACGGTCATGGCAGCGACACAGACGACTCTCAATGGCGCGGTGACCGCGGGGGCGACTTCGGTCGTGCTCACGGCCTACACGGCTCCGGCGCTTGGCACGGGCGTGAACGCGGGGAACAAGGTCATCCGCATCGACGGCGAATGGATGCGCATCACGGACGACTCACTGTCACCCTCCATCAAGGTGACGCGCGGGGAGTTCGGGACGTTGGGCGTGGCCCATGCCACGCTCGCGACGGCGGTCTATGGTCTGACCAGCGACATGGCGCAGATCAACTCCGTGCAGGGTGCCAACATCACGAGCTACGGTGCGGACGGAGCCATCGCGATTCCGACCACGCCGTCGAACGTGCCGACCCTGATCTACCTCGACAAGGCGACGACGGGCGCGTTCACGCTCGCGGCACCGGGGAAGGACCAGGATGGCCTCACGCTGGTCATCACGAGCAACACGACGGGCGCACATCAGATCACCGCGACCGGCTTGTTCTCGGATGGCTCGACCACGACGGACGTCGCCACGTTCGGCGCACACAAGGGTGCTTCGCTGACGATCTGTGCGGCGCGCGGACTCTGGAACGTCATCAGCTCGACGCAGGTCTCGTTCACGTAACCGTGGAAGGGCGGGGGAGTTTCGGCTCTCCCGCCTGACCGCATCTTGAGGACTTCAGATGGCGATTACCACGCTTGTGAAACAGGGCTGCTTCGACGCGGACCTTGAAAAGCAGATCAATGACAACTTCGCGTCGTTGTCGGCCTCGACGGCCGGTGGCACGCTGACCTCGGCGCATCTACTCGTCGGCAACAGTTCGAACGTGGCGACCGACCGTGCCATTACCGGCGATTTGAGCATCAGCAATACGGGCGTGACGACCGTCGCCTCGGTCAACGGCGTCAAGTTCGCCAGCGGCATCACGGCGCTCGACGGATCCAATCCGACGACCGTGGCGACAGGCTTGGCGAGCATCACGGGGCTCGCGCTCACGCTCAACCGGAGCAGCTCCTTGGCGTCCGGCACGGCGTTCGTGACCTACAACAACATCAGCGGCGGAAGCTTCGACATGTATGGCTGGGTGGTCGCTGGCACGGCCTCCAGCGGCACCGACAACATTGCGTGGGTTGCGATCGGAACGTAGTAAGGAGCAGACATGGACCTGACGAATCTTCCGCCCGAAACCCAGCAGATGTTGATGCGGATGCTGGAGCAGTATCAGAACGGCACGCTCAATCAGCCCGAAGGCGCGAAGCGTTCGCCGACGCCAGGACCGCTGAAGGACTTGCGCGATCCCGGCGATCCGCTGAAACGGCTGCACCGGCCTTCGTTCTTCTTTCAGGTCACGGACAGCTACACGACGCCGACCGAATACCCGAAAGTGAAGTGGCACCAGAACGGCACGGACACGCTCGTCTTGACGCGGGCGGCTGAAGATGCCCTCGGTCCGGAGTGGGGCGACACGCCGAGCGGCAAGCCGTTGGATCCGGCCGAGCGGCTGAAGGCGGAAATGATGGCGCTGTCGCCGGAAGATCAGGAACTCGTCCGCACGGCGATGCGTCAGGCTCGACTCGACAAGATTCAGCGCACGATGGGCGAACTGTCGCCGGCCGAGATCGAGACGCTGCTCGGATCCGATTCCGCCGAACCGGCCAAGCGTGGTCCGGGCCGGCCGCGGAAGACGGATGGCGACCGTCCTTAGCCTCGCGGAAGATGCCTACCGGGAAATCGGCGCGATCGGGTTGCAGGACACGATCGGAGCCGACCTCGGGGCGCTCGCGCTCGTCCGCTTTCAGCATCAACTGGAGAGCTGGCAAGCCGAGTCGCTGACGCTGTTCAATTTCACGCGCGTCAGCTATACGCTGCCGTCCGGCACGTCCTCGCGCACCATCGGTCCAACCGGCGATATCGTCACGGCGCAGAATCCCGTCATCATGAATGGCATCAACTACGTGGTGCCAGGGACGAATCCGGGCGTCGAAACGCCGATGGGCCGGATGATGGCGGATCAGTATCAGGAGTTGTCGATCAAGCAGCTCCCGAACTCGCTGCCGACACTTTGGTTCTTCAATCCGGGCGCGACGAACGGGACGCTGACGTTCTGGCCGGTCGTCACGCAGAATGTCGATCTGGCGCTGTATATCTACTTCGGCGTCGGCTCGCCGGTGACCCTGTCCGATACGGTCATCGGGCCTCCCGGCTACGAAGAAGCGTTCATGTATCAGTTGGCGATTCGGCTGTGCCAACCACTGCTCCGGATTCCTCCGGCGTTGACGGTCAAGATGGCCGCTGAGTCGCTGGCGCGCATCAAGCGTCCGAATATCAATCCGCCGTTGCTTGGCGTGGACCAGGCGCTCGTGCCAGCCTTCGGCGCGGGCTACAACGTGCTTTCAGACCAGACGGCCTCTCCGTCGAACCGCTGACCCCTATGCGCAATCAAATCGGCTCTTACAACTACGGCGCGGCGATTACGAAGTCTGACACGGTCAATATCGTGCAGCCGCCGGGGCGGTTGCCGGCGACGACCGATGGCATCTATGTCGGCGGCACCGGAGACATCGCGGGCGTGCTGGAAAACGGCACCGCGATTACGTTCAAAGGGGCCATTGCGGGAACCATCGTGCCGCTGGCGCTGATTCGCGTGAACTCCGCGAACACGACCGCGACCGATCTCGTCGCACTCTGGATCGTCTGATCCGCCTCGGAGTCGTCGCGTGCCTGTGACGAAACCTGCCGCCGGAACGGCCCTCAATACCGGCAGTGCTTTCTATAGCGGCCTCGTCAACGTCTACGGCTTTCTCGAAGGCGCGGGCACGACAATCGCCGACTCCAAGGGCGGCAACAATGGCACGACCCATGATGGATCTTGGTCCACGGATGCCTATGGACCGGTCTGGGCAACGACCCATAATGGCGTCGCGCAGCCGATCTCGCTCGCGAGTGTCATTAATAACCTAGGGACTGACGGCAGAGGACCCTACTCGGTCGCGTTTCGTTTCAAGACCACCACCTTGAACTCGACGAGCATTCTCATGGGGGCGCAGGGACAAGCCAATTTATTCTGGCCCAATGGTGGGAACTATTTACATATCCGGGGCTCCGGTGGCGATGGCCCTGCATTTACCGATCCCGCCGTCATCAATGGCTTCACGACGGCGCACGATTATATTTTTACGTGGAATGGAACAGGACTCTCCAATCAACCGATTCTGTACGTCGATGGCACGCAATATGTGAGCCCAGGAATTGATCCGGGTCATGCTATGGCCATGCCAATCGACACTATATCTGCGTATGGATTGGATACAGGATATGAACTCTCTGGCTACGTCTCCTACATTTATTTTTGGAATAACCGTGTCCTGAGCCCGTCAGAGGCCATCACGTTTGCCGCGAATCCCTTTCAGATTTTCGATGCATCTCCCTCATCGGGAATGTTTTCGCAAGCCATAGGCGTTGATGTGATGGGACTCTCCTGATGCCCCTCGGTCAGCCCGAAGCGGTCCCGAACTTCATCGGCGGCAGCTACCAGGATGCGCCCGATGCGATGACGGCGAACTCCTATGCCGTCAACTGCTGGCCGGAGTTTGGGCCGGGGCAGAAGGGGTACACGGTCAAGAACTCGCTCAGGCCGCGCTACGGCTATCAGGTGAGTTGGCGGCTGCCGGGATCGCCCAGTCGGGCGCTCTTCTGGCAGGATGGGCGCGGGTTCGCGGTCTCCGGTTCCGTCTTCTGCGAGTTCTTTCAAGGCGGGACGTTCACGGTGCGCGGGACGGTGGCCGTCGATGACAACAACGCGACCATTTGTTCGGGCGGCGACAACAACCTCCAACTGTTCATCGTCTCAGGCGGTCACGGCTACGTTTTCGACCTCGCGCTCAACACGCTGACGGATGTCACGAGCGGGGACTTGTTCCCCTTTCCCGCGCTCGGCGGGGCCTTCCTGCAAGGGTATGCGCTCGCGTGGCAGCGCGGGTCGAATCTGCTGGCTTTCTCCGCCCCGAATGACTTCACCGATTGGACGCTCGCGGATGGCGCGGGCCAAGCGCGCACGCAGCTCAACTCCGACAACATCTCGAACTGTGTCGCCTTCGGCGGGTATCTGCTCGTCGCGGGCACGAAGAATACCGAGTTCTGGCAGAACACGGGCGCGCCGGACATCGCCTTTGCGCCAATTCCGAATGCGGTGCCCGCGTGGGGCTTGCAAGCGCCGTTCACGCTGACGGTCCTCGACAACGTCGCGTATGGCGTGGGCATCAACGAAGACGGCGCACGGCACGTCATCAAGTGGCAGGGCTACAACGTGTCGGTCGTCTCGACGCCGGCCATTTCGCGCATTCTCTCGACGGTTGGATCACTCGACGGGGCGACGGCGCTCGCCTACGCCGACGCCGGGCATCCGTTCTACCTGCTGAACGCGCCGAACATTCGCACACCGGACCACGGCACAACGACCTTTGGCTACGACGTCTCAACGGACGTCTGGCACGAGCGCGGCATCTGGGACGACATTCAGATGCAATTCGATTTGGACCTGCCGCGCACGCATTGTGTCGCCTGGGGCCAGCACGTCTTCGGCGACCGGCAAAGCGGGGCACTCTACACCTTTTCGACCGGGTTTACCGATTCGGTCATCCTGACGTAGATGGCGGTCAAATCGACGGGCGCGGCGAATTATCTCAAGCGCACGACCAATGTCGTCGCGGCGTCCAGCGCCTATTCGTGCATCTTCTGGTTCCGCTTCACCGGGAGTCAGGCGGCCAACAGCTATCGCACGCCGTTCATCACGCTCGATGACCCATCCATCTACACCGATGGTGTGGCGATTTACAACTACAAGACGTTTGGGGGCGGGTCGATCACCGGACTGCGCGTCGAAGCATTCCCGCCGACCATACCGACGTCTCTCTCGGTGCCGACCGTCAATCTGTGGTATCCGCTAGCCTACACGCGCTCGGGCACGACGCATTCTTTCTACGTCAGTGGCGTGCTGGTGGGCACGGCCACGCTCAACGTCTTCGCGGAGACGTTTTCGTGGGTGTCGCTGCTATCGGATACGTTCGATACAGGCACCGAAGCCTTAGAGATCACGAGCTTCAAAGAGTGGAATCTGCCGCTTGGCTCTGGCGCGATCCAAGACGAGATCAACTCGCCTTCGGCCGTGGTCCACGCCTCGGGCCTCGTGACCTTCACGCCGCTCGTGTCTGACCTCTTGGATGTCAGCGGCAATGGCAACGATTGGACGGCGGTCGGTTCGCCAACATTTGTCACTGATCCGTCGTTCCCGGCCAATCTCACCTCAGCGACGGCGACGGACGTGGGCACTCTACCGGCATCGGTCTCGCAGGACGCGACGGGCGGCTTGCAGTTCGTCTTTACCCTGTGGTTCCAATATGCCGTCCAGGCAGCCGATGCGGTGTTGAGCGCCTTTGCCTCCGGAGGCACGCTCTCTGGCACGGGCTATCTGCCCAAGTTGAGCCTCTACAACCAGTCGGTGACTCGGCTCACAGGACCGCTGACCGCCGTCAAAGTGGCGATGCAGCCGACCGTCGGCACCACGCTGCTCTATCTCAAGGTCACGCCGACGAACTCCAGTTTCGTGCCGGCCGCGCTCGTGCTGACGGTGCAGACCTTCGCCCAGCAGCCGATTCCGCAGTTCGCGCCATTCATCATTTCCGATGCGACCGATGCCGTCGGCACGCTCTATCCGGCCGCCGTGCTCGATACCGCGCACGATAATACCGTCCTCAATCTCATCAACTTCCCAGCGGCGAGCGAAAACGGGACATGGTTACCGGGAGGGACGTTCTGTGTCGGGACCGATGACGAGACGCCGACGAATCGTGCGCTCATCATCGACGGCACGACATATGCGGTGTTGCATTCGGTCACGCTACCTGCCGGTTGTCGTGGCGTGACGAGCAATCGTGTCGATACATATTACGTGATGTATGTGCCCGTTTCTGGCGGCCATTCGGGGCATTACTGCGTGCAGTCGCTCGCGCTCGATGGCACGCTCGGCGCGACGATCTTTGACCTCGGAGCCTCGACCGTCTCCGCCATTGGCGTGAGTCCGGATTCCTCGACGCTGTACTATCTCGGCTCGGCCTCGACCACGGTCAAACGCTGGAACCTCAACACGAACATGGCGCTGTCCAACCTCTACACGGGGGTCGCCCATGCGCCGATGCCTGATGTGATGGTGAGCGTGGCGGGTCTGGTCTTCATCGGCGATCCGACGGCTGGATCCATCAAGAGTTACAACGCGGGCGGCACATTGCAGATGACGTATCCGATCGCCATCTCGCCGATTACCGATCAGTCGCGCTTCTGCCTCGACCCGACAGACGCACATCTGCTGGTCTGGTCCGCGACGACGAACACGCCCTGTCAGCTCCAGTCGATTCAGACCTCAGACGGGTCCACGGCCTATCAGCACGACTACGCGAGCTTCCAAGGTGGCGAGAGCAATGAAGCGGCCACACTCACGCCCACGGCGCGCTTCGGGCCTGAGAACTCCTGCCCGATGCTCTTCACGCTGACGAGCTCGCTGCCGCCGAATCCCTTCGTCGGCCAAGCGGTGACGCGGGCCGTTGTGCGCGTGCGTCAAACGTCGCTCAACTCATTGCCGGGGAATACGCCGATGTTTCTGGGACGTGCGGAAGTCCAGATGCAACCAGGACTCGGCATTGTGGGCGATTCAGCGGCGACGCCGGTCGTCCTGATGATCTGGTCCTCTGATGCGGGCAAGACATGGGGCAGCGAAGGCAGTCTGTCACTCGGCCGCGAAGGCCAGTATTACGTCCGCGCCTATCGGCCAATCATCGGTCGCGTGCGTCAGCCTGTGTGCCGACTGACGGTCTCAGACGATGTGAACTTCACGCCAACGGATCTCTTTATCACTCGGGAATCCGGCATTGGCTAACGACCAGATCCCGCCATGGACGCCGGACCAGATTCGAGAACCGCTGGTCCAAGAGAATCGGCTCATCACCAAAACCTGGTGGGATTGGTTGCAGAAGATTCGGTCTGGCGCCTCGACTGGAGGCTCAGTGTCTTCGGTCGGCCTGACGATGCCGGCCGAGTTCAACGTCAGCGGCTCGCCCATTACGACCACGGGCACACTCGCGGTCACGAAGGCCAACGAGCCAGCGAACGCGGTGTATGCCGGTCCGACATCTGGCGGATCAGCGGCTCCGACGTTTCGCGCACTAGTCACGGCGGATCTGCCGGCCGGCACCGGCACGGTTACGCATACCGGCGCACTCACGGCCAATGAACTCATCGTCGGGAACGGATCGGCTGATATCACAGCTGTGGCTGGCACGGACGGGCAAGTCCCGATTGCGGCGTCGTCCGATGGCACGGTCGCCTTCGCCACTCTCACGGCCGGTCCAGGTGTCGCCATTGCGAACGGACCGCACACGATTACAATTAGCGCGTCGGGGAGTTCGGGTAGTCCGATTCCGATTGTCGTCACACGGCGGCCGGATTCAGGCGACCGTGGTATTCCAGGTCCGGCAGGCGCGTCAGGGACCGGCAGCGATGGCCCCACGGGGCCGCAAGGGCCATCCGGGCCGCCGACACGTCGGAACGAAGAAGTTACGCGCACGATGCTCCTGAGCCTTCCCGGCGCGACGGGTGCCACCGGGGCGACGGGCGCAACTGGTCCGGCAGGACCCGCGCCACGGGCGACCGATTCAGTGACGCGCATCGTGATGATCGGGTCGCAGGGCGGCACGGCGGCCTCGACGAATGCGAATTGGGTGCCGCTCGCGTCCGGGGCCGAGCCGATTACGTGGATTTCAGATAGCAATGGCAACCCGATCATGACGTGGTTTGCCGCATAGGAGACCGTGACCCATGGCTGCTCCCTCGATTCGACTCGCTGGCCCGGCGTATCTGGCGAACACGGCGACCAACATCTACACGCCGCCGACGTCCTCGCAGGTCACGCTCAGGAACTACATCACGCAGATTCATTTGGCCAATGTGACAGCCGGGGCGGTGACGTGGACGCTTTACATCGGCGCCACGGGCGGATCGGCGGGCGGCACGGAAATAGGCAAGGGTGTATCCCTCGCCGCGAACTCGGTCTCTGACCTCTACTTCGGCGACGGTATCGAAATGGCCACGACGGACTTTCTGACGGGTCTGGCCGGCGCGTCAAGCTCCATCACGATCACGATCTCAGGTTACGTGCAAGCGGTGTAGCGCATGGCCGACCTGACGCTCAACCGTTTCGTGTCGTCTGGCACGACGACGCAGCGAAACGCCTTCACGCCTTCGCCGCCGAGCGCGGCGAGTGGTCCAGCGTTTGGCGAGTTCTTTTGGGACTCCACCCTCCAAGCGCTCTATGCGTGGGATGCAGGTTCGGCCTCGTGGAAAGTCGCGACCGCCTCAGTGTCCGTCACGCGCGGCATCACCTTCGCCATTGACGGCGGTGGCGTCGCGATTACGACATCGTTCGCGGCCGATGTCTATGTGCCCTACGCCGCGACCATCACGGCGGTCACCCTCTTAGCCGATCAAAGCGGGTCCGTGGTGCTGGGTATCAGCAAATCGAGCTATTCGGGATTTCCTGGTTCGCTGACATCGATTGTCGCCTCAGCTGCGCCAACACTCTCAAGTGCTCAGAAGTCGCAGGATACAACCTTGACCGGCTGGACGACCGCGATTTCTGCCGGCGATGTGCTGCATTTTACGGTGACGTCGGTGTCCACGATCACGCGGCTCAACTGCGTCCTCACGGTGACGACGTAATGGCGATCGCTCTAGTCGCCAACGTCAAATATTCAGCCGGAGGGTCAGCCGGAGGGACCACGGGATCCGTCAATACTACTGGCGCGAATCTGATCGTCGGCATCATCGGCTTTGAGAATGCCTCCGGTCAGCAAACGCTGCCGCTCGCCTTCAGCGACAACAAATCCAACGTCTATTTGCTGGGCGCACAGAGTGCGATTAGCTCGACGGATGGCGTGGCGCTCTATTATTGTGTGAGTCCGACCGTCGGATCCGGTCACACATTTTCGACGACCCAGAACAATAGCTTCCCAACCTGCTGCGTGGCGGCGTTTTCTGGCCTCGCCGCCGATTTCACCATCGGATTTCCCTACAAGAATAACCACACGGCCGGAGCGACCAGCATCCAAGCTGGCTCCTTGACGCCCACGGTCAACAACTGTCTTGTGATTGCCGGGATGGCCTATCGCGACACAACATCGGTGTCGATTGGTGGTGGTTTCACGATCAGCGATCAGGCCCCTTTCATCGGCGGCACGGCGATTGGATCCTCATTGGGTTATCTCATCCAGACCTCGGCCGCAGCCGCGAATCCAACGTGGTCATGGACCAACTCTGTGGCCGCCGATGCGGTGCTGATGATCTTTCAGCCCACGGTGAGTGCGTCGGCCAGTGCCGGCGGCGCGCGAGCTTACGCATGACGCCCTTCGACTACTGGCGCGGTTGGCTCTTCTGCGGGGCGATCTTCCTCGTGGCGCTCTATGTGGTCGTCTGCGCGGCGCTCTGCACGGCGCATCGTTTCGGATGGTTCCGATGATTCGCATCGAGACAATGCCGGTCTGCGATTGGTGGGTGCTGGCTGATACCGAACTCGGCGCGGTGCTGCCGATGCTCACGCCGTGCGCGGACCTGATTCACGTGCTGGCGGCCTTCGACGCCGAGGGCGAGTTCGCAGGATGTTGGGCGGCCTTGCGCATGGTTCACGCGGAAGGCGTCTTCATCATGCCGAAGCATCGCGGGAAGACGGCGGTCCAGCGGGCACTCTGGAAAGGCATGAAACGGGTGACGCGCGAGTGGGGCGTCACGTCCGTCATTACCGCCGCCACCGAACCTACGGTAAAATCCCTCGTGCAAAAGCGGGGCACGCCGCTGCCGGCGTCATTCGTGTTGGAGTTGTAACCCATGCCTGCTGCTGCCTTCATCGTGCCGGCTGTCACGTCGATTGCCGGATCAATCATCGGGGCTGTTGGTTCGCACAAGGCTGCCGCGCAACAGCAGCAAGCGGGACAGGCGGCTGCCGCCACGTATCAGCCGCAGATTCAGGGTGGGAATGCGGCATATGACCGGGCGCTCGGCATGTATGGGATCCAGCCAACTCATGCGAATCCGGCGATGCCGCCGTCACTCGCACAGCCACGCATCCCGCCGCCTGCACCGCAATACGGTGTCGTGACCGAGCAGCCGGGTCAGACTCAGCCGCTGCCGATGGACGGTGCCCAGCAGATGACGATGGCCGACTACGGCCGGTCAGGTGGGTCGTATGGCGGACGCTAGCGGCTACCCGACTGACGCGCAGGGCTGGGCGGCCTATCAGGGCAACCCGCAGGACCCGCAGGCGCTCGCGGCCTACGTGCAGTTCCTGTCGCAGCAGCCAGGCGCCGATCCCTCGCTCGCCTCGGACCCGAACTACTGGATTCAGAAGATCAGCGAGACGGGCGGCGTATCGAGTCAGACCGCGAAAGGCGAGAACAACACGGGCTACTGGATGGGACGCTCGAAAGCTGGCGCTGGCGATGCCGGCGGTGCGGGTGGAGCGGCTGGAGGCGGCAACGGCTTTCAGTACGCGCCCTCCGATTTCGTCACCGGTCCCTTCGGCCAGTATGCGCTGAAGGAAGCGCAGAACGCGACGAACGCGCATCTGTTCGCGCGTGGGCTCGGGTGGTCCACGGGCGCGGCCAAGGACATCGCCGGCGCGACGTATGGCGCACTCGGCCAGCTCATCCCGCAAGACTACGCGATGCAGCAGGGCCAGTTTCAGACGAACTTCAACAACCTGAACACGCTCGCGAACTTCGGCCAGAACGCGCAGAACCAGGCGAACAACTACAACACTGGCGCGGCGGCGGCTGGCGCGGCGGGGACTGTGGGCATGTCGAATGCCATCAATCAGGGCGTGAACAACGTCGGCAACGCCTACCAGAATTACACCTTATACCGCAGCCTGAATCCGACGCCGACTTCGCAGCCGATGGGTATGGAATCGGACGAGGGGAATCCGTAAGTGGCCATCGACCCTCAAATCGCGTTGGGCATTCAAGTCCCGAAGCCGCAGGACCCGGTTCAGGCGCTGACGCAGATTGAGAACGTCAAGGCGCTTCGGGACCAGCGCGAAGCCTTGGCGTCAGAACGGCAGCAGCAGGCGCAGGCGCTGATTGAGAAGTCGAAGACTCAGGCGGCGCTCAGTGCGGCGCTTCAGGCGAACGGCGGGGATTGGGATCTGGCGGGCGAATCGCTTGCGAAGTCTGGCAATCCGGCTGCGGCCCAACAGGCCATCGCCTTTGCCACGGAACGCCGTCAGAAGATGGCGAACGCGCTCAAGGCCGAGACCGACAACGCGCAGGCGCATCTGAATCTCGGCATGTCCATTCTGAGCACGATGGGCACGACGCCGGAAGGCTATGCGGCAGGGCGGCAAGCGGCGAAGGGCCTCGTCGGCAATGACCCGCAGCTCGGGCCTTATTTCGACCAGTTCTTTCCTGAGAACCCAGACCCGTCCGAGATTCCAAACATCGTAAAGCGGGCGACGGGCATCCTGACGACGGCCAAAGAACGCGCGGACGCTCAGGCCAAAGAACACGACTTGTTCCTCTCCGGCAAGTATGACCAGGGCTTCGCGCCGACATTCGCGCAGACGCCACCAGAAGGTCGCCAGCAGGCGATCGATGTCGCCTCGCACATGATCGAAGACCCGGACACCAAACGGGCCTTCGTGCAGCGCTGGTCCGGCCTCGTGAATGCTTCGCCCGATGACATCCTGAAAGCGGGGATGACACCGGGCGAACAGGCAACGGCCGAGAATGCGAAAGCAGTTCGTGAACAGGGAGCCGCGCGTTTGGGAATTGAACAGGGCAATCTCGATGTCGCCCGCGCGCGTGAAGCACGCGAAGGCAGTGCAGCCGCTCAGTCGGCTAAGCTCGAATCAGGCCTTAAACCGGGAACGCCTGAATATCGTCAGGCGCAGGACTTGGCCGATGGCACGTTGACGTTTCAGGACTTCCAGCGGTTGCATTCACGGGCTCAAGCCGACGCGCCATTGCGTGCAGCCATTTACGACACCGCGCGACAACTCAATCCGAACTTCAACCCGGCGCAGTTTGAGATCGGCTTCAAGTTCGCCTCGAATCCGAAGGTCCGCCAGCAGATCAGCTCGCTCAAGAATGTGGAGTCTGGCGTTGATGATCTCTTAAAAGCGTCTGATGCCGCGACACGTTCCGGCTCGCCGCTGCTCAATGAATACGCGGTCAATCCGGCCTCTTCGCTCGTGCTCGGCAATAAGAAGTACGCGAACTTCAAGACCGCGGTCACCGCGTTTGCCGACGAACTGTCGGGCGCGCTTGGCTACGGTTCTGCGACAGATATGTCCCGCGACATGGGATTCTCGATGACGGACATGAATCAGTCTCCCGCGAACTTCAAGAGCAACATTCAGGACATTGTGATGCCCTTCGTGGCTCGCAAGAAAGCGTCGATTCTCGGGCAGATGGGGCCGTATGGTCAGGAGCAACCAGGCGGCGCGGCCTATACCGGAAAGGTCATCGACCAAGGCGGCAAACATTGGGGATCTGATGGCACTCGAGTTTTTGAGATCGTCTCAACGCCCGCTGGCGGATGGGTCATCAAGTGACCGACGAACCGCAGGCCCAAGCGGCGTCAGCGCCTCCTTCGTTGGAGGATTTCAAGAAACTGCCTGATGTGTCGGCGGCGGGCTCGCCTCCACTGTCGGCTTTCCAAGAAGCGAAGAAGCATGTCGATGACGGCCAGAATGTTCCACATCCAGTCGTGAAGAAGATCCTCGACTGGCTGCCGGCGGCGTTTGGCACAGCCGGTGAAGTCATGGGCGGTCCGGGCGGGGCGATGCTCGGCGGGGCGACGGGCGAATCATGGAAAATCATCGGTAATGTCTTGGCAGGCAACCCGAATCCGGCAACGGAACAGCCGACGGCCGGCCGAGCTTCCCTACAAGCGGCGAACGATATCGCCCGCGAAGGGGTCATTCAAGGCGCGACGGCGTTTGGCGGGCCGGCGGTCAGTCGCGCAGTTTCAGGTGGTTTGGAACGACTCGGCATCGGCACGATGCAGAGCGCTGTGAAGCCAGGTATCCGAGGCGTGGCGCAGGCCGTCGTGAACGGGCAGCAATCGCCGATCGTGATGACGCTGTTGAAAGAGGGCGTGAACGTTTCGCCGGCTGGCATCGAACGGCTAACGGGCATTATTGACGCCTCCAATCAGGCCGTGAAAGATGCGCTCGATGCCATTCC